AATTTTCCAATTTACAGGATAAGGAAGAAAAAATAATAGACTGCAAGCATGCAATCGAAAAACAAAAACGTATAATACGAAATGTCGAAAGTTATTATTAAAAGATACAGTGTCATATTTTATGGCATTGTATTTTTATTATAATAAGTAAAAAATTCTACTGTTCCTGATACATAAATTAAATATACGCTAAAAAGCGTATCAAAACTATTGATATTATACGTTTATTAGCGTATAATGTATTTGTAAGGTGAAAGGTGGTTACAACGATGAAATATAATAAAAAACAAATTATGTGTAATGCTTGGATTATTATTAGAAAATGGAATAAAACATTAAAGGTTGCCTTAAAGATGGCTTGGCTAATGGCTAAAAAAGAAAAACAAATAAGGGATTACTATAATATTGCAGAATGTTACAACTTTGAATTCAAATTATGGCAAAATTACGGCAAAACAAGAGCGTATTATACCACTAATGGAATGAGCAAATACTGGAACAACAAAGGTAATTTCGTTGATTTAACTAACATTTAAAAATAAAATATAAAAAAGGAGAGATTTAAAATGAGTAAACTTAAAAATTATAGAGAAAAAAATACTATTTATAGTCAAAGAGATTTAGCGGAATTAGCAGATATTAGCCTTAGAACGTTACAGGACTATGAGCAGGATAGAAAAAGCTTAAATTCTGCATCAACAGCTACTGTATATAAGATTGCAATGGCCTTAGACACTGAGGTAGCTAATATTATTGATCTTGAGGATGTTAGAAATTCTTTTATAACTAATTTAAAAAATATTTTAGTTGAAATTGAAACAAGTCCAAGTTCACACATAGATTATTTAGAAGATTATGACAGTGAATTAGATTATTATCTAAGTAATGTCATAGACGATGATTATATAAGCTACGTAAAAACAAATTATCCCGTCACTGAAGACGAAGCAGTACAACTACAATTAGATGTAATTGATGAGATAAGAGATAAATATGAGAATATTGGCTAAAGACCGTGTAGGAACAACCGTTAGAGGATTTAAAATAATAGATTACAAACGAGAAAACAATCGGACATATTTCTATATAATATGTCCCGTTTGCGGTAATAAAAAGTGGCTGCGTTCCGATAGCTTAAATAATCCTAAAGTAGTTAGTTGCGGTTGCTATAATAAAGAAAACAATTTTATTAAACGGATTGATATTACAAACAAACGTTATGGTCGATTAACCGCAATAAAACCAACAAAAAATCGTGATAAATACAATGGTTCAGTTATTTGGGCATGTAAATGTGACTGTGGAAAAATGGTTGATGTAAGTTATAAAAATTTAGCAAGAGGTGAAGTTAAAAGCTGTGGATGCCTACAAAAAGAAACGATGAGCAAAAATATAGAAAAAGCAACCGTTAAACGTAATGAATTTAGAATAGATAATACTGACGTTAAAGCATTGGAGCAATCTAAAAAAAATCCTTATAGTGGCGTTACCTATGACAAATCACGGAAAATGTGGAAAGCAACTATAACATTCAAAAAAAAGATTTACCATTTGGGTAGATATCATGATTTTGATGAAGCATTGAAAGTTAGAAAAAATGCTGAACAAGCTTTATTTGATGATTTTTTAGAATGGTATTACCATGAATTTAAATCAAAAAAAGCCTAGATCAATTAGACCTAGGCTTACTTTTTATATATTTAGTTTCTATTATATGCTCAGTATATCCATCAGTTATAACAGCAAATAATGTATAACATTTTTTCAACTGCCAAGTACGATTTGAGTTAATAGGTTTTTTTGTTTTAAAATCAACTGCATTAACAGTTATATAAACTTCACTCATAATAAACTCCCATTTGATTTTGAAGTTCTTCGGACAGTTCGTAATATTTTTTATACTGCCCTTGATAATAATCTCTATCACCTCTAGCATCATAGAGTTCCTGCTTTGTTAGTTCTAGATTGATTTTTAGGTTTCTAGTGGCTTGTTTCTCTTGTACTAAGGCAATTCCTAATAATAGTGATAATAACGCTAGAATAGCTAAAATTGATACTTCAATGCGTTTCATGTTGCTACACCTTTTTTAAATAATCGCCACTTACCCATCCGCTAGGAATACGAGCAAATCCGTCTTTCCATTCTTTTACAGTAACACGCGTACCCTTGTTTAGACATCCATCTTTATCATAATCATGTTTTTTTGCATCTGTACTAAGCTCTGCATATGTCTTACGTGGATAATTTGTCCCAGGGCCAGTACGAACACTTAAATCACTGGCAGTTACTTCATATGTTCCGAGTTCTCTAGTTGTAGTGGTATTAGACGGTGTAGATGCTGCATCTGCTTTAACCGCATAAATATTAGAACCTTGTTTTAAGCATACCCATCCGCTAGGGCATCTGCCCCAGATATCGTTACCATTTTGATAAATCTCTTTAACTGTGATTCTAGTTCCACGATCTAACGCACCATCGTTATCTTTATCATGTTTTTTTCCATCAGCAGTCAATCCCGCATGGCCAACCGCACTGCCACCCGGAGTTTTTCTAACGATCAAATCACTTGCAATAATCTCATATGTGTCAGCTGAGTATCCACTATCGGGTTGAGATGGTTGTGGTGTTGGAGTTACTACTGTTTGATTTCCATCCAGATTTGCTTGTACCATATTTAAAAATCTTTGCCACCCCATATCCAGTGTTCTATGTGGACAATATTTATCAGCAAAATCTTGATGCTTTTTAACTTTATCAATTCCCCAACCGTGAGCCTTTAAACCATCAGCAATAAATTTAGCCGCATTTTGTTCAGCTTTGTTAAATCTATCGCCACCAGATTTAGAATAGCAAATTTCAACATGAATACCGTATAAATTTCCTTGTCCTTTTCCACCATCACCACTTGCAAATGCACTACGGTTTTCTAATAGTCCTTGAACAACTTCTACATCATCAATAGCATAGTGAAAAGATACTTTATTGTCATTTCTAATCATATATGCTACTTCGTTTGATGCTGCTGCATCATTGTATGTGTTATGAACCACATAAAACTGCGGTGTTCTTTCGTAAGGACATTTAATACTGTATTTACTTGCATTAACTAAATTTTGTTTGATTTCCATTTTTTGTTTTTCCTCCTTAATTTCTATTTTCTAAATTGTTGATACGCAATTCATGTATATCGATTATTTTTTCATTTCTGCGTTGCTGTTCTACGATAACGTCAAGTCGTTCACTATGTGCATCTAATCGCTTGTCTTGTCGGCTGTTATCTTCGATTATCCTTTCAAGCAATGTGTTCATACGTGTTATATTCGAATTTAGCTTAAGCATAGGGGTAACAAAGCTAAAAATTGCTACCCCTCCTGCAATAACAGAGCCTATCATTTCCGCTTCGTTCATAACGCTAATCCTTTTTAGGCTCAGTGTAGTTTAGTGCACGCTCGCTGTCTGCTACTCCGCTTGTAGTAGGGTCATTAATTGCGTTCCATACAGATACAACCACCAGAGATAATACGTAGGGGTTAGAAACAGCGTTTAAAAGCAGTTTTCCTAACGCTCCCCATGTTGTTAAATCTTGTGCGGTAAGCCCCGCATAAGCCAAAATAGGCGTTAAAACAGCTAATACAATTTGTGCAATAAACACAGGATTTTTTAATCTTATTTTTAAATTAATTTTGTTCATAAAATTACCTCACTTTATTAATATTAAAAATGCCTTTCGGCCTTTAATAATTTTTAATTTACTAGGGGTTAAGGAACAGTATGTAGTTTATTCTTATACTGCCAGTATACGTTGCTCCTAAATTAACTTTAAGCGCGTTATCGTGCCATACCGTACCAATCACAGGTGTGTCTGTTGCACTGCCATCACCATTAGAAATAACACATATCAGTTTCGTTGGGTCGATCGCTGTAAGATTAAACAACGTTTTTAACTCTGCTAAAGTAAAAAGTGTTCCACGATTAGAATAATTTATATTAATTACTTTACTGTCCCTTATGAAATTAAATACTGCATCTCCTTTAGAATTTAAGAATCTTGCCATAAATTTACTATTTCTAACAAAATATCCTAGTCTTTTAATTTTACTAAATAACTAATCGGTAAAACATGTCCGTTTACAAATCCACTTCCTTTTACAATAAAGTTTACATTCTTTTTGCTGTCATTCCACCCAATCTGTGCATAAGCCCTATGCACCTGATCTCGAGGATTAGAAGCGTTCCCAACAATACTAAAAATAACTTGTTCAACTTCTTTACTAAAGCCAACGACTTTAGTTAATGTATCAGAACTTTCATGTGTTAGATTTGCTTGACCGATAATATAATTATCTAGATTTAATATTACTTCGCCGTTTTGATTTTTAAATTTGCCCATAACCAAGCAAACAGCTTTTTGATCATGCTAATTAAATTTAATTCTTAGTGTATTCGATAATACCGTAAATACGGCCTGTAGCCCACGCATTATAAAATCTTATATAATTTGCCTTTAATGATGTAATTAAAAGACAGTTGGTCCATTTGTTCTCGGATTCAAAGAATACATATGGCAGTGAAACAATCGTACCATCGCTAAAAGTGCACTTTAAATCAAATTTTACATATTCGGCAACGTTTAGATTATGTGTATAATCATAAGACGATGAAGATATATTAAAATTAATATATTTTCTATAAATTTTCTTCCCATCAATCCAGTACATACCGATAAAACTTTCTTCACTGCTGTAATTTAAATTTAATATGATATTTCCATCTTTATTAACAAACTTAGGCATGATCTGCACCTCTAATCATAGAGATACAGCTGTTATGCTGCACCTCCCTTTTTAGAGATATAATCCGAAGACTGGATACTATTTTTCTTGTTAGTAAATAGTACCCCCCCCCGCAAATTTCATTGAATTAATCATATTTTTTACCTCTCTTTCTTTTCTTGGAGAGGTACTTTTAAGTGCCTTGATATTAATATCCGATTACTCTCAAAATATGTTCTTCCACAGCATCAACCGCATTTCCATTAATCACCTGAGTACGGCCAGAAAGTGATACATTTTTTCCACTAAAAGCCAATTGACATCGATAAACAGTAGTAACTCCGTTTATAGCCTGCGCACGTTCCAAATGCATCTTACTGTCTTTAGATGGAATCATTCTATCCGAACACTGCCCCAGAGTAGAATGCGGACGCCATACAACCTCAATATAATCATAGTTCGAGTAATCATCATTTAAAGTGAAACTGCTTGTTGTGTCACCGTCAAACAAAACAGTTCCCAACAAAATTTTTTCACCTTTTGAATTTAATAATTTCGCCATAAAGGCATTTAGACTGTTTTTAATTATGCTATTCTTTTCCACATATAACAGGTAATGTAAGGTTGTAATAATTCTGGATCATTACCATCTAACTTCGTTACCCTCGTTGTATGGGTTGCAATAACGCCTCCACTGCCGCCTTCACCATCTGCTCCAACATTGACAAACTGATTATAATTCGGAACCCCGGGAACTGTACCCATTGCCTGATAACCAATTGTCTTATTGTTGCTGTTAACCGCACCAATCATAGCCCTTAACGGTGTTGTTTTATTACCGCCTGTTTTCTCAACAGTCTTGAAATCACTATCAGATGCATTTACTCCAACCGGCACTCTGCCAGAGCCCCATGTTGTCCATGTTCCACCAAAATATTTTGATGGATTCTCGTCAACTGTTGAAAAATAAATACTGCCAATTGGGTAGATGTGGTCTACTAGGCTTTTACCGTTTACGTTAACAAGCATAATTATCACGTGACAAGTCTAAATGCTTGTCACCACCAGTCCTGTTAAAAATAAAAAGGCACTTTTGCAAGTACCTCTTAATAATATAAATACACGCTGTAGCGTGTGTGTGTGTGTGTGTGTGTTCAACCCTACCGGGTGTTTCACACTCTTGATAAATCGTTTATTCATAAATTTCCTCCTAACAATCATCCAACGCTATCATCATAAAACACAGCTTTTTCAAGTACAGATAAAATTTCATTTATAGCAGTTTCAACAGTTTTTCCACTAGCTAACTTTATTTCACTTGCACTAGTAATAACTGAACCTGGGATACCTAAATTAGTGATATCCGCTTTTTGTACTGCAACAGCACTTATAACATGTCCATATTTATCAACTGTAATCTTATATAAACCACTAGTATATGATGAACTATTACTTGGATGCGTATATACCGTATCTGTAAATTTAGCATTAGCTGGAACCGCAGTTTTTACAGTTAATCCATTTACAGTATCTGCATTAGTAGCTTTAGGAACTTTTGTAGTTCCTGCAATAATAGCATTTACTTTATCTGTTGTGGACTTACCTTTATCACCACTGTAAGCAGTGCTTGAAGTTTCGCCTAATGCCAACGATGGACTAATTTCTACATATGCAGTACCACCCCATCTATAGGTAATGTTTGTTGTTTTATCAATATAAATTTTTCCGGTTTCACCAGTTGATGGAAAACCTGCTTTATTAGTATACTCTAAAACATCATCCACATAACTAGGTAACTGTGAACTGGGTACCATTCCATTTGCATCCAATGAAGCGACACCGTTCGCAACTCCTTTTAATGATGCATTTAATTTATTGTTCCATAATGTTTTTTCAGCATCAGTCACAAATCTATGTGTGCCATCTTGCTCAATTATAGATGCACTATGCATGCTTGGATGTACATATACCGTATCTTGTGTTTGAAACGTTGAAGACGTTCCATCAGCTTTAGTAACTGTAATACTACGCCCATTTGCTGCAATATTTTTCACTGCTTCGCTTTTTAATGCAAATTTATCTTTTATTTTAGATAATGTATATTTCAATGCTGTAGTAGAAATCGTTTTTTCCACTACAGCAGCTGAAACACTCCTGAATAATCTCTTTATTAAATCGCTCATTTACCCAAATACAGCTGTGATAATTTCATCAATATCAGAAGTCGTTGCGTATTCAGGAGTATAGACAGTATCTGTAAACTTTGCATTTTCCGGTACATTTGTTGCAACCGTATGCCCACTAACTGTTGCAGCATCTGTAGCTTTTGGTACTACTGTACTACCATTTTTAATTTTAGCGATTTCATCTGCATTGGCTTTACCTTTGTTCCCGGCATATGCAGTAGAAGCAGTTTCACCTAAAGCTAAGTCGCTGCCAATACCCACATACGCTGAACCACTCCATCTATACGTTTTATTAGTTGCAATATCTACATAAATTTTATCACTCTCTGCAGTGATTTTTGTTGTATGTTCTGCTTCTTTATAAAACGCTCCATCCGTATGAAGATAACCTTCAACAACATCATCTACATAGCTAGGTAATTGAGAAGCAGGAACCTTACCATCTTCTCCCAACCCTGCAACACCGTTAGCTGCTCCTTTTTGTGATGCCGGAATAGCTTGTACATCTGTAGCGTTAATCGTAATATTTCCTGACAACGGTTTACCATTTACGGTTGTTGTTGTATCAACCTTACTACTTAATTTTGTTGAGATTTTACCCCACATTTTTTTAGCAAAATCATTTAATAAATCTACATTAATTATTTTATTATTAGCCATAATTCTTATTCTCCTATTCTTTTTTATTCTAAACTATTAATAATGCTATCGATATCTTCAGTAGATCCCATTTCATAGCTTCCTGCCTGTTCGGCAACTTCATCAATTTTTTCAGCAACACTCTTAAATGTACCATCCTGATTTTCTTCATTTTTAAATTGAACAGCACTAGCTTCAACTAATGGAAACTTGCCACCATTTTTTTGTGTAATACCACTAATAAGAGTGGTACTTCCTTTATAATCCGCCATAAATTAATTACCTCTCTTTCTAATTATTTAGCAGTTACTGTAGTATTTCCTAAATTTGCGTTATCCGATTTATAAATATCATAGTTTTCTTTATATCCACTTGCATTTGTAAATTCGATTGTAGCAACTTTTGAAAATCCACCATCAAAGCCCCCAACATTAAATGAGACATCACCATAGCGTGTAGGAACAGCATAAAAAATAAACTGTCCTTCACCAGCATTCACAGTAAACACCTTTCCTTTAGAACCTTGTAAAGCCTTAGTTAATCCTAAAACGAACGTATTATCGTAAGTATCTTGACTAGAACTTGCACCCCAATAAATACCATTCAAGAAGCTTAGTGAGGTAGTTTTAGTGCTAACTGCACCCTTCTCGTCCTCTGCTTTTAAAGTCCATGTTTTATTGGTTTTAATATTTTGCTCCAATAATTGCTTTGATGTATCAGTTGGTTCTAATGACTCATCGTCCAACGTTAGAACTTTTGCCTTTTTATTCAAAGACCAGCTTAATAAAATATCTGTTACTGTAGAACCAATTTCTACTGTATTTTTATTATTTGTAAAACTGTTAATTACAATTGCTTTGTAGTTAAATTCATCTTGCGTCACAAAATTTTCTTTAATATACTCTAACGCATGTTGAAGTCCATTTGTACCCACCGGTTTTTCATCAGTAATTACATCAGCTAAAACAAGTGTATCATCAGCCAAATTAGTTGACGTTTTTTTCTTGGCCATTTTCAAATACCTCCTCTAATATCTCGTCAATTTCACTATTTGTTACAAAATTAATTGTAAATTTTTCTAAATGTTCTTTAAGTTTTAATAATTCTTCATATAGCGATAATATATTCGGATCTATTGTAATCTCAGTAATTTCCTGATCAAAAATCGTCTCTTCTATTTCAAGTTTAAACTCTGAAAATGATTTTGTTTTTTCACCAAAATTATACCTTGCAATTATTTGACACGTATATACTCCCGCCTCTTTTGTTAATGCTGTTGATATTATAAATAAGTTTTCCATCATTGGAATCTCTTGTAATATTCCATCTTTTAAAACTTTTAAATAATATTTCCACCCCGGAGCTTTAAATAACTCCTCGTTAACAAATTTTATTGCCATTGCACCATCATCATATTTTCTACCTGCGTAAAAAATATTTCGACTGCATGCATGTGTTTGCTCATCACTCAAATAAATCTCTATCAGTTTCACCTTATCACCTCTATTCATAATAGAAAACGGCTGAATTAAAACTATAAACACTTTGAGCAACTTTATCTACACCACTGATATTTATTCCATTTAAATGGACTCGATAGAGTTCAAGTTGTCGAATTGAACCACCATTTTCAAGATCATTTTTAGTCAGCTTAGGTACTGTTTCTACTGTTCCCGGTGTTCCTTTTACAACTTTTATTTCATGAGTCTCACCATCTGAAGATATACGAAACTCTGCAACTATACAATCACACCGTTTTGTATTTTGAGTACCGTTATCAATTGTCAGGTCTTCATACATTCCTGGCTTAATACGTAAAAAATGTCCTTGATTTATCAGCAAGCCATCGGACAATCTTATTTTATTATTACTGATGATAGTTGCTTTTAACTTGTTACCTTTTTCAAAAATACCTTCCTGTCCATATAATGCATCAAATAAATATGCATCTATTGCAGCAGTAACATTTTTTCCTGTTAATGTAATTGGTTCAACCGCATCGCTATTTGCCATACTTTACTCACCTACCTTATATTCAATATCGTAATCAGAATAATTTTGATAAAACGTGCATTTTAAAATTTTTTGAACAATTGATGTCCTTAAACTAATACCCGTTATATATTCTTTTGCCCCAACAATATCGCCTATTTCTACATCTAAATTTTCAAATTTAATTTCAATTGAGTTGTTTGTTTGGGCCTCTTTTAACTTTGTTTTAGTCCCATCTATTAACTCCTGAACACTTTCTACACTTGAAAAATCATAAATCATCGTATTTAAATCTTTGGTAATCTTAGATACATCATCTATTTCATTAAGTTCAAAGTATTCATCATTGATTTTAAAAACATGAACAACTTGCCTTTCCTGAAGATCACCTTTTCCAAGACCGATACAATGGTTATATTGATAGGTATCTCTTTTTGCAATTATTTGAAGTCCATAGTCATTATCAAACTGAAGTTTGGGGCTATAATCATATATTGGAACTACTGAAAGCTCTATCTTTCCATTTTTCCAAATTAAACTCAGTTTAGCTCCAACCGCTAAAAGCATTGTTTCAAAAGTTTGTAAAGTGTTTGAATATCGTGAAGCGTAGTTCAATTGAAACCCGCTATTTTCTTCAGAGACAATAAAAAAATCATTAAGATTTTTATTTATCCTCAATGATTTTTCAGTATTATCTATGTAATTAAAAAATAATGTAGATGAACCAATATATTCCTTTATACATTTATTTGCTTCACCATTAAAGAAGTAATACTCATCTTTACGATTTTTTGGCTGTATATAATCACCTTTTAATAATGCTCGGGGGCATATTCCGCCGATAATTATTTCACCTGATTCTGTATCTATCTCAAGGCTCTTGACAACTCCGCCATACTCGGTATTTTCACAATAAATTAAACTTTCATATGTTAGATTTGGATCTCGTTCTTCTTGAGAAATAGTTATTTGAAAATCATTACTCCCTTTGTCATATGTACCTATTTCAAGATCAATACTACAGTTTCTTAAAAAACCAATTTCAATTCCTTTGGAATCAGTATAAACGAAATCCATTAAAACATACCCTCCCATTTCGGCTCAGTTCGAGCATTATAGACAACAATATCAAAGGAAAACGTATTATTCCATAATACAGTAGCTGTCCCGGGCTTTACCTTTTCAAAAATTTGACTTTCTTTATTTCGATCATTGAAGCAATTTATCTCTTCACCCTGAACATTGATTTTTTTAACAGTTCGATTAAGCGTATTTATCTCTAATCTTTCATTTTCCTCAAGCGTTGTAAAAACTTGATAAAGGTTATCACCGATTTTAACAGCTGGATCAGTAACAGGTCCATATATCCTAATTAAAATATTATTATCTACAACACCTTCATTAGAAACTGTCATTTGTCCACCGGGGTCACCATATCGATAAGGATACTTATATGTATACTTTTTACTGTCAGTTTCTCTCGAAGTATTTGTATGATAAAAATGTTGTTCATCTTCTTTAATCCACTGTACTTCATCAGCAACTATAGAAAATTCTACTTTAGCATATGGCAATACATAAGATTCAAGGTCTTTATCGTTTTTAAATATGTTGCATTCTAAATAGTAATCATTAAAATATAGCCTTCCTTTAACATTTTTTGATATATCAATATTAAAAATATCAGTAACATTATTAAGTGCTGTGTAAAATTCTTCGTAATTATTTGAGTTAACATCTATTTTAATTTTTTTGGTTTCAACATCACGATAGAAGTTCTTAACTCTACGGTTTTCCTTGTTGTATGACCATTCAAAGCTAAAGAAATCCGTCTCTTCAATTCTATAAGGGGAATTGAGTAAATCTATTTTAGTGTTCTCACTATTAATATAATAAACTTTCATACAACTCTCCTTTCATCAAATCACTCTTCCTAGTTCACGCTGATTCAGCTTTATTGCTAGACCGCTATTTTTCATAGCTTTTGCATTTGCATCAGCCATACGATCATAATCTATTTCTAATGATTCGCTTACATTAGTCTCAAAAGCAGTTTGACGTGCATTATCAACGTCGGTTTCTAATTTAACACCTGCTGATACATCGTCAAGATTAAAATTCATGATACCACTTAATTCATCTACAATACCAATTGCCTCACTTTTCATTGACTTTAACGATTTAGGCATTGCTAATTCAAACCCAACTGCAATACCGGGTGGAAGGAATTTCCCTATTACATCCCGCATAACTCGTGAAGGTGATTTTATGCCAAAAAAGCCTTTAATTCCGTCAACGATTCCGTCACAAAAACTACCAATTTTATCAAGTATCCAGTCTTTAACGTTTTTAATTCCTTCCCACAAGCCTTTAACTAAATTACTACCAATTTCAGCCATTTTCCCCGGTATTTCTTTTACTTTATCTACAATTCCAGTTACTAATTTTTGAGCTGCTTCTTTACCTTTAGAAGCTAAATTAACACCCCATTCCACTACTTTAGAAACTGAACTTGTAAGCCAGTTCCATATTCGGCTTGGTAATTGACTAAACCAAGTTACAATACCTTCAATTGTTTGTGATACCCACGCTACCGAGGTATTAAACATATTAGTACCCCATTGGATAATATTTGTAATTACAAGTTGCAACCACTCCCATATCCGACTTGGTAATTGACTAAACCATGTAATAATACCGTTAATAAAATTGGGAATATCAACAGTAACAAAGGATATTAAATTGGCACCCCACTGCAGAAACATACCAATTATATAGCCTATCATATATCCAATGAAATATGGTATCTGCTGAAAAAATTCAATAACACTTTCGATCCATGATGGTATTGTTTCTGTAAAAAAATCAACAATGCCAGTCCACATATTAGAAAAGAATTCAACAACTTGTTCAGAAAACTCACTTACATATGATATAAAATTGTTAAATGCTTCAGGAACAGTTTCGGTAAAAAATGAAGCAATTGAATCAATTACATTTCCAACCGTTGTTTTAATACTTTCCCATATTCCGATCCAAAAATTTCTAAAATCTTCAGACGTATTCCATAAATAAATAAAACCAGCTACTAATGCTGCAATTGCTGCAACAATAAGTCCAATTGGACTTAACCCTAGTGCTGCAAAAAAACCTTCCGAAGCAATTTTGGCTTTTAATGTTGCTGCTGCAACCGCTAATGTAGCAATTTTATATCCACCAAATGCTACTGCAAGAATTGTAATAATACCAGCCAATCCGCTAAAGTGATCGATAGCAAAAGTTGCTATGTTAATAAATGTTTCCCCTAACGGTGCCAATTGGTCCTTTAACTGACGAATTTTACCTTCAAGTTCCTGCATAGGAGTAGTTGTATCATTAGCAAACTGCTGTCCTTTTCCTGATACATCATCGAATGTATCTCCTACACTGCTTAAGGCTTTTGCAAATGTTAGATTCGCATCTTCTCCCATAGTACCAAATGCAGTAGCGGACATTGTAAGTGCTTGTTGCTGATTATCACATTTTGTAATATCACTAACAATACTGTCTATTACTTGCTTTTGAGTAGCACCACCATTTTGCCACTCTTTAAATGTTTTTTGTGTTTCCTTACTGAAAGAACCAATAGCATCTCCTATTGTTCCATCTGCTAACCTAGTGGTTACCTCATTAATTGCATCATTTACTTTATCTAAGTTATACGCTCCGCTATCAGCACCATTTTTTAGTAATTGAAAGTAGTCTTTAGCACTGTATCCAGCTTGGCTAAACTTTCCAGAGTACTCGGAAATATTATCTCCAAGCTCATCGGTCCAGTCCAAACCTTCTTGTGTACCGGCTATAATGTAATCCATTGCTTCTTGAGCACTAAGACCAAAGTTTTTCATCAACCCCTTAGCACCCCGAAGTGTTTCATTCATATCCACTCCAAAAGTATCTTCAAGGATTATCGCTTGCTGTGTAATTGCATTTAGTGTTCCATCATCAAGATTACCAAGATTACGCTTAATCTTAATAACTGCATCAGCAACACGGTCCATTGACTCTCCGACACCAGCTTCATAAACGTCTTTAATAACTTGGCCACTTGCCTTTGCTTCAGCCTCAGTCTCACCTAACGCACCTCTAACACGAGATAATGCGTTTTCTAAATCAGTATAACTTTGTACCCCTATTTCAACACCTTGTTTTACAGCTGCACCTATTGCTAAAGCTCCTGCTATATTAGAAGCAAAAGAAGTAACCTTTCCTTCCATTTCACTAAGTTTTTGTTCAAATTCATTAGTGTTTGGTTCGGGAATATCAATAGGCTTTTTTACAAGATTTTTAATTTTTTCAAAAACATCACTGACTTTATCCTTTAAAGTTGCTTTACCATTAACTTGAGTATTTTTTTCAGCAGTTCTTGCTTCACTAGTAATTTTATCAACGTCAGCCATAAATTTTGATGTATCAATCTTAGCCTCACCATTGATTTTAGAATTACTTTCTGCTTCATTAGCAAAAGATTTTACATCGCTGGAAGCTTCATCAAGTTTCTTTTCTAATTTAGATGTATCTGCATCTACATCTGGTTTAATTTCTTCTTGTGATACGTTTTTAGCAAATTTATCTATCTTTTTTTCAGTCTTATCGATTTTTTTATCAACTTCTTTATCATTGATTTCTAAATCAATTACAACTTTTCCATCTGCCACAATATCACCTACCTATACATTTATTTTTTTATTCCTAACTGTTTGAATAACTCCGCTTCAATTTCCTCCTGAGTTCTGACAAACGGATCTTTTTGCAGATCAATTGCATAATGATTTTGCAGTTCTTTCATTCTGGCCCGTTCATTTTTATCTTTAATTTTTGACAAATCTGTTACTCTATACCCAACAACCTGAACAAACTTAGTTGCATCGGTAAGACCATCAAGCATTGCTTTAAATTCCCACCAGTGCATATTGCAAGTAAAAAGATTTATTCTATACTGCTGTCTAAAAGCTGCATAAATAAGGTCCATATCATAATCAAAAAGAAACCCGATTTTATCACTAGGTTTCTTTTTTGATTTTACTTTTTTATTACAGTTATAGAATTCAAGTAATGCTTGAACAGTTTCTTCTATATTAAGATTTAAATCACACCAGTATGGGGAAATTACAGTATCAAACAGCATCGAAATTTTATAGTTTGCATCAATATGAGGATCATTTAAAACACAAGAAAATTTGATCCATGATCTAAAGTCAGTTTTTATTGCGATCTTTTTTTGATTTATTGTTATATTTTTTTGAAGGTCTTTTTTGTCTAGAATTAACATAGTTCTTCATCCCATACTTTTTATTTGCATATTCCATCTGCTTATTGATGTTACTCATTTCTTTAGAAATTTCTGTTAGATTATTTAATTCCTCTTTAAGTTTATTTTGTTTAACTTGTTGTTTTTCGGTAGTAGCTGCTTTCTCAAAATGTTCTTGCAATTCCTCCGCAAGAGCAACAATTACATAATATGGTTTCATATCATCAATTTTAAAAAGTTGTTTATATGCTCCCTCACCTAGCAAAATATCTATACATTCTTTACAATCATCAATAAATTCATCAGTAATATTTCTATTACCCCTATATTTTTTTAACATATAATCAATAGCCTGATGATTTGAAATATCATCAGCATTAACCGTAAAAACATTTTCATAAATCTCTACATCAAACGTGTTTTCTTGTAATTCAATTTTCAACATATTCAACAAACCCTTTCATAATTTTTATTTACCAGTTGATACAGATGATGCTCTGGATAAAGCTGAAGTAAATTTACCCGTTGTATAATCATAGTCACCTTCAGTAAACTCTCCTGATGTAATATTGTATTGCCCGTGTTTTGTTTCACCTTTTTGAGCAAAAGTTCCTTCCAAGGCAATTTTACCCCCACCTTCTCCAGAACCAGGATTAGATGGCTGAATTTCATAAATTCTTGAATGTGCGCTAAAATTACCGCTCGATCCTTCTACCGGCGCCCAAGTTTCAACTTCATATTCAGTAAACTGAGCTCCGATAATTTCTTTTTTTCCTACTTCATAAACATGGCGAACAAATTCATTATTAGGAATAAGTTCACCGACATAACTAACACTTGGGTTATATGCCATCATATTTTTATGAGCTGTCTTTTCATTAATATATTGTCCATCATCAGTACTTGGCTCAGATGCCTGTGTCCAGTCAGTTATACCAGTACCTGCTAATACCGGTTTTGAAACACCTTCCCATTCAACATAATGTAAATTTTCATGGCGATTTACTACTTTATCTTTTAAAACAATTGTCATTATTCAAATGCTCCTTTCTTGTAATAAGTAAGCTGATACATTGCTGTAAAGACTGTCATTCCATTTTCTAATGTTGTTGATCCTGGATTAACAACCATTTCAAGTCTTTGTGGCACAATGTCATCAGGAAAAGAAATACTTATAAAATTATTATGCATTTCTTCTTCGAATTTTTTTGCGAGTATATCTAAAGGCTCAGTAATTCTAAGTAGAGCATCTTCAGTTCTCGCACTCGATAAATAATTAATATAAAAAGGCAATACCGCAGTATAGCCTCCGATTATATTTTCATTCAGCTTTTCAGCACGATTAGAAACTCTTTGTACCATAATTTGATCGCTCTTGCTGCTCGTCATAAATTCAAGCTTCCACATGCTTTTTTTAATATTAGGAATTTCCAATTTTTTCATAAAGCCATAAATACATTCAAAAACGCGATTGTATTCCTCAAATGTTAATTTATTTCTTTTTATTTCCATAAGTTTCACCTACTAATTTTATCCAGTTCTTAATATTCACTGCCTTAGATGCTTCAAGCCATTCATGAGTTGCTTTCGGATGTTGTGATTTATTAAAATTCATTTCAGAACCCTTATAAATCTTACCAGCATAATCAGTATCATAAACAACACTATACATATCATGGTTAAGACCGGGAGTATCCTTTAAATGTGTATGATTTAAATTTGACATCGGAACATATGGATCTGTATCTCTTATCACCGCATTTTTTAAAGTACGATAACTTTCTTCACGTTCTTTTCTTAAGCCTTTTTTTATAGCGTTGAAATCAACATCAATAGTAATTTTCATGATGCATATACCTCAATAAACTGCACCTCTTTACTATTGAGCGTACGAGAAAATGAAAATTTATTAATTGAATATACATTCATAGTTTCCCTTAATGTGTCAAAATCACTTTCTGTTACATTTCCAATAACAAAATAATCTTCATTACTGATTGTGAAGGTATTTTTTTCTCTTTTAAAATAAATTTCATCAACATATTTCATACCGCCACAATCACTTAAATCTATCGTTAATAAAACGTTATCAGCATCACTAATACCCTTATTGCTCTGCTTGATTCCATAACTCTCATCAAACGCAACGTACTTCAATTCAACGGTAATAAATGATTCATCATCTATTTTGTGGATAAGTGTTGCTGTAAACGGTCTTAATATTCTAGGAGAACTAATCATACCGCTTAGCTCTCCTACACATCAAACCATTACTGTGTAATCCGCATCTAATGATGTTGATTGCTAACGGAGAAAAGGGAATCCCATTAAATTTTATTCCCCTATCAGCATTATAATTGTAGGTAAATCCATCTTTGCTAACACTTGTTAAATCAAGTTCACTAGAACCGCTAAGCACTTTAATACCACCATTAAAAGCTAAATAATCAATTTGATAACAAACTGCCTTTTTGATATCTTTTATACAATAATATTCAATGTCCGGTTTCAAAGCCCATGGTGCAATAAATTGTTCTGCATACTGTTTAGCCATATCTACCGCTACACTTACAAGTTCTTCAAACTCGACTTGACATAATTTGCCCTTGAACACACTTGAATAATATTTATATGTAACTTCCATTGTTATTTAGATGCTGATTTTGAATTTTTGCTAGTTGACTGATTTTTTTCAAATTCAGCAATTTTAGCATTTAATGTTTCAATCTCAGCCTCTTTATCAGCAACTGAACTTTCAAGGGTCTTTACTTTATTCAATGCCTCTTGCAGCGTACTATCTTTAGTTTTAACTTCTTTTTTTAAAGCTGCATATTCACGCTTATAGTCAGTTAAGGTAATTGGATCCCCTTTAGTAAGTACATTACCGCATTTATCAATATAATCATATCCTTGAGCAACATAGTCTTCTACCTTATGCTCCTCAATTGTTAATTGTCTATTTCCTTTTAATACAATAGCCATAACTATTCCTCCACAACGAATTGAATTCCATCAATTTTTTTCTTTAATACAAATACATCTTCATGAGATTCTTCGTAATATACATACTTTCCTTCACTGCCAGCACTAGGTTCATCCAATTTAACAAATTCATAATTGATTGGTGTGATTACAGCTAACGGATGAACAAGGAACATTTTAATTTGTTTTGCACTACTTCCAGGCTTAGCACCTTCAGTAAAATCATAAACAGTTTTCATTATACTGCTTGGTACTTCAGTAATTGTAACTCGATCTAAGTTAGCAATAGTACGGTTTAAAGCACTCGCTGAGTTACCAATAACAATTTGACGCGCCAATTCCTTAGCTTGCTTTAACATTGTATTATATACTGGCGTGATATATAAAATACGTCCTTCTACTGGAACCCTAGACTCAGCCATTTCTTCCATCATTTTATCAAAAATGGTTAAGATATTATCAACAGTGATTTCATCAGTTAATGCACTTTTACCATTTTCAGTATAATCAGAATAAATTTTAGAAACACAATAACAATCCATTTCTGGAAACTTATTCTCTTCATTAAAAGTACGAGTAATATTTCCAATTGAAGCTACTAAATTTGTTTGATCAATATCTTTTGGATGTACTAACGTTGACCATTTTCTTTCATTGCTTAATGTTAATGCATTCCATTTATTGTTATAGTTTCGTTTTGCAGTTGCAATAGTATCCCTATTTGCATCAACACGCCCTGTTGTTTCTAATGTAGGAATCTCAATTGTACGAGCATTAACCCATCTATATCGCCCGTTGTTTGGTGTTGAAAACAACGCCCCAAAATATAATGTATATGGCCACCCTTGTTCTAACGCTTGTTGGTAGCTTTCTGCATAGTTTAATTGATCCATTTTATTTCCTCCTAAATAATTTTTATTTACTAATTTTCTTTTGGTTTTGCTCTAACCCCATTAAAGCTAAAGCCAAACCCAGAAGCTTGATCCTTCTTATCATTGTTAATTTGTGTGTTTGAACCTCTGGAAAAAGTAGGTAAAGAAACGTTATTAGTTTCCTCTTTAACAAAGGCTCCTGAATCGCTTTCTTGTAACGTTTTTATATACTCATCTGCTCCAATAAACTTACCTTCTTTTAATTCAAAGTTTTGTTCATTGAATTGAGCCATAATTCCACGCTTAGCACTTTCACTAGTAAATTTCATACCTGAAAAATAACTATCCATTGCATGACTTCTTTCTTGTGCAATTAATTTCTCATTTAAGTTTTTAGTGTCAGTTTCATATTTTTGTTTCCATTCATCAGCTGACTTTTGAATTTTTTCGATATCCATATCCTTATCTTTATAAGAAGCAATAGTTTTATTAGCCTCATCTAAAGAAGATTTTGTAGATTCATATTTAGTTTTATATTTTTCACTTTCCTTTGAATACTTTTCTACATCTTTACGATATTTCTCAATATCTCTACCATTTTCGTCCATAATTTTATTTACTTGTTCTTCAGTTAACCCTAAATTTGTTAAAAATTCTCTTTTCATACCTTTATTTCCTTTCGTCACTACGCTTTTTGTACGTTGGTTGCATCAACTTGTGGGGTCGCAGATTTACGAGTTGCCCGCCTCAAAATTTGCTTTCAGACATAAAAAAAAACAATCAGTAACGATTGCCATATTTACGCTTGTTTTTCATAAGTGTTTTTGTTTTTGAATTTGATTTAATAATTTTAGATGCATATGTCTCGCATGGACATTCAGTTCCGCATATCATACATCTATAATAATCTTTTCTAATATGTAAACCACGGTTCATATCATCATAATGAATCGTCTTATAGTAATATGGTACATGCCAGTGATTTTTTAAACCTTGCCCAATTTAATCACTCCTTTACAATAAGTTACATAATAAAAGGACTACTCCTAGTCCTGCATAAATATCTTATTTTTGTACAACTATATATTCTATTTTAAAGCAATCCCTTCGATTTCTGCTCTAATTTTTAAACAACGAATATAGTTACCCATATATTTCTTTTGCTCTTTCAATAATTCTAATGAACATTTTGGCGTAAATGTCAATGTACCAGCTTCATATTTGACTGTCATCGCATCCAATTTATCATATCTGATTTTAGTTTGTTGATATTCAGCTATAAACCTTTCTTTATAATCTTTGCTATTCATCATTTCAATTGTGTCTTTTAATTCCATATTCCCCTCCTAGTTTAATGCGTCTATTTTCCCATTTTTTATAGGCATCAAAATAGAGCTCATTCTTATCACCGTTATATGTGCATTCATAATACATACCATCAGAAATATTTGTACTTAGCAATGCTTTGTTGTTTTGAAGTGTTTTGCATGACCACACAACAAATACATCATCTTTTGTGATTTGTTTTTTATCAGTTTTATCAAGGTGCTCATTAGTATATTTAACTACCTCATCTATACACAGTTTAATAAATTTTTTACTATCCATTTTTATTCCTTTCTATTTTCAGTAAAATAAAAACCGACTTTTGTCGGCTTAAATTGTTATTTACTATGACTCTCTTTTAAAATTTCAAATATAGATTTACCATCTTTTCTTGATGATTCTTTATATTCTTCAAACTCATCATCACTTTCACGCAAAGCTTCATTCGACTCTTTTTTATTCCATGCCCCAACAGGATCTTCAATTGGTTTCCTATCTGCAAAAAGATGTTTTTCAAGTTCTTCCATAGACTCTTCTAACTCTTCCATAGACATCTTTTCAATCATAGGGTCAAATTCTTCACCATTATCCTCAGTCCACTCATACTTACTTGTTTTCTTATACTCTTTTTCTTCCATAATTCCATCCCGCCTTTTTACAAATTTTAACCAAAGCTAAATGATGAATGTCCGCCTCGCTTTCATTTGGGTACTGCTGAGAAAGCCATTTTTTTGTTTTACGGAAATACTCCCTTAACTCATTTTCATATTCAGCTATACTTAAATTTATTCTAGCACCTTTAGGTATAGAAAAATAGTAACTTTCCCCATTGTTGTTAATTACAATTATCTCACCTAAAGCCTTGTTATTATTGCATGATATAATATCACCAATTGAAAATGGTGTGTTATTAGGATGGTTATGTATTGCAGTTAAACTATTTTCAGGAGAAGTAAGCAAAAGCTTTTGCATTGCTTTGCTTGGATCGACATGATTATTTAATTTTGATGTTGATATAGGAACTAAAATTTCACCTGTTCTCTTACTATGAATTGCGAGATGCTCAAAACCATCTTTCATAAATCGATTATCTATTTCAATAAACGTATCAGTTAACCTCCTTTGCTTATCAGCTTTATAGTTAAAAACATCAGGAACACCATCATATTTTGAATTAGTATTTCTTTTAGAATTCTTTTCAAAATTCTCAGCAAATAATGATTTTTTTATAACTTTTTCTCTTGAATAAGCTTTATTAAGAACATTATTTGTACCAAATTTCTTTTTAAAATCAATATTGCTATCTTTGATAAACTGAGAACGTTTATTCTGCCAATATTTAATTTTTTTAGACTCTTTTGTGCTATCAACACCGCATTCATCTAAAACATTTTTTCTTTTTTTCCATTTACGAATTTGACGTTCATAATAGCGCTGCTTCTGCTCAAGCTCATACTGCTCATTATTACGATTCAATTCAAATTCTTCATCATTAACTAAATTATTCTCATACTCATAATTAGTTACTTCATAAAATGAATGTCGACAATTTGCACCGCCTAATCCATCAACTTTACCATAGCCTGTAGAACTCTTAAATTTTTTTAATCCCTTTACCGGTTTATCTAAATAAAAAAACTGACCTTGCCATCTAGCATGATCAGGACGGGCGCCACCGTGTGATGATGTTTTAACAATATTTATTCCAAACTTTTCACAATTAGCTATTTTAATTTTTAATGATGTCTGGTTTACCCCACTAGTAACAGCCCTTCGGACTGCAGCATCCATTGAAGTATTGTTTTTTGTATAACCTATAACCTCAATGCCATTTTGTACTAATTTTTTAATTGAACTTTCTATTGCATTTTCAGCATCTTGACCGGCAATAATTTTTGAATATGCATCATCACATGCTTTTATAAACTGTTTGTTAGCACATTTATTCGAGATATTGCATAAATTCTTTAATTCGTTTTGTGTACTTTTAATTCCTTTATTTAAATCTTTTTTTCCATTTATTAATATATTTTTCTTTTTTAACTTATCATCAGTCTTTTTTAAACGGTTGTAGACATTTTCAATTGTTAACGTCACTCCGTTTACTACCGCATTTTTTACCATGTCTAGAGACGTTTTTTTAGTTTTACCAAATTCAGTACCACTATACTTATTAAACTCTGCTATGGCCTTGTTTTTCCATTTTGGATAATCATTTCCAATATTCTCGATATTTGATAAATTACGAAGTCTTAACCCCATCCAAACAAGAAGCACGGTTTCCAGTGTGCTAAATTCATTAGACACTTCATCGCCAGATTCTTCCAAATACTTATCGGTAAGCATTTATCATTTATTCCTCGTCATCATATTCAAGACCATTGCTAGATGATTCAGCTACCTCAGCTTTAGCTTGTTGCTCGGTTAATCCTTGCCACTTCATTTTATACTTCCATTCTGGCATAAGTCCAATATTAACTTCTTGAAGATCAATATTTCTTTGCTTCTCACTGTCAACAAGCACACTGTCTCCCCAGTCATTATTTAAGGATATATTCATTGAATTTGCTTTTCCTAATCCTACTGCATAAATATTCATAATATAAGCGATATGTTCAAATACATTATCAAGCTCATTTTGAATTGCGGTTACTGTATTGTATTTACGTTGTTTTGAACTTTTGATTTCCTCTGCTGTTTTTTCTATAGCTTGTGGATCAGATAAATCTCCATAACTTAAACCGCAGTTGAATTCTATACGCTTTAAAATATTGTTAAACCCTCTTGCGTAGCTTTCATCACGTAAAGTTGGTGCGAATACATCTATAAATTTATTGCTCCCGCCATTACCAACATTACTGGAAGTATCATAATCATAAGTACGATACAAGCGGTCCTTCCCATTTGGTAGTACCGGTTTATTTGTACCTCTTTCAATATCAAACAAGTCCGCAGAGGCATCAATAGCTAATTCTCCGCCTTGATACTCCCATAAATAACGTGAATACTGCTTTTCTGCTTCTTTTATCAAGTCAATTGCATTTTCATAACAGGGAGTACCCAAAGGTGAAGTAAAGTCAACCGTATTTATTCCTGGTGCTTTAAAATATGCAAACAGAGGTCTATCAACATTCCCAATTTCATAATGCGGTTCTAAATCCATCCATTCAGAAACACTATGTAAGTCAATTTGATTTCCAAGATCACTATACTGGTTGAAGTTTACCTCATGATTATCAGCTTTTCTTACAAAAGCATAATTATCAAAAGTATGTAGACCATTTTCATATTTTTGATATTCCAGTCTGGAGTATATGAATTTTCCTTTTGAAATCTGTTCTAGAAAAACTGCTGCGGTAATTTCTTTACGATTATTAAACTCTACAGGAAAAAACATGTCAGCACGTATATAATCAACTATAATTTGATTGTTGCTTATGTATGGCTTTAATGCAATTCCACCCTCACCAAGTCCCCACTGAAGCCAATCGTTAATATCCTTTATTAAATACTGATACTGTTTATCAATGAAATCATTACCTGAAATCGAAGAAACAAGTTCATTAGTTGAGGTATCTGCAAGTTCTTTACAAACAGCATTTGCAATATTCAAAGAAAATACTCCCTCTTTTTTATTGATCCACGGTGCTTCACCGCTCAATATCTTTTCCCACAATTCAATAGAATTACTCATAGTACTCGATACTGCTATTTCAATATTTAAATATTTTTCAATATCTTTAGTCGGAAACATTACACTTTTAATCCTTTCTATAACATTTTTTATTGCGTTAAACACTGTATTTACTCACCACCTTCGTCCTATTTTTCATTTCCAATATCAGGAGGTAGAAAACGTCTTATATATTTCCACAATCCCATGATGTAGTATCGCATTGCATCCATAGTATGATCCTTTTCTTTTAACGGTTTTTCTTGTCCGTTTTCGATACTTTTTTCATCGTAAGAATAATTAACAATTTCATCGATAAGCTTTTCTTGCTTATAGCTAAAAATAATCTTATTAAATGCCATAACCTTTTGAACCCGTCCAATACCTAATTCAACCGCATTAGGCGCATTTTTAAGTTTAATAAATGGACATATACGTTTGATTTCTTCGGCCAATCCTCTAGCTGAAGGATCAATAAAGACATTAGTAGGATACTGACCATATTCTCTATTAATCATTTCACACATTTTTTTAAAAGCCTTCGCATAATCACTTGGCGTCATTTGCTTACCGCTTTCTCGTCCTGAATGATAAAACTCTTCTAATCCATAAACTTTTTCACTAGTACGATCCAAACCAAAAAATTCGAAAACTGTTGCGTTTAATTGACCATAGTCTACTGCTACGTCTATTCGATCGATCTTATTTTTTTCATTATCTGTCAAATCGCGATTAAGAATATGTGATTCCTTATCAAACATATAATATATAATTTCATCGAGCCCGATTGAAATTCCTAACCAAATCCATTTATACATTCGTTCATCAGATTTTAGCATTTCCATAGCTGATTGGATTAGCTTCTTCCCTAACCATTCTTCTGGAACATCTCGATAATCTGTATGTATATGAATACAATCATCGCGCAGCTCCATTTTCTTTACCCATTCAAGGATTGGAGCATTAGGGTTTTTAGGCGGGTTAAAGTAATACTCCATACAAAATTCTTTATCATTACCACGAACAAAAGTTGCTTCAATATTTGCTATTTCATCTTCTCCATGTCCACGTTCAAAAAACTCTGTAAGTTCATCTAAAATAACTAATTTAATTGGTTTGTCTTCATCAATAATACCTTTAGTATCATCGATACTATCATTACCAGTAAAATAAATTGTGTTACCATTTTTCTTATAAGTTATTTGCATTGGACTTTTAGTTATTTTAAATTTTTTTTTGCTAATACCAAGTCTCTTAATAGCTCTTAAAAACTCTTTATATACTGTTTTATAAAGTTTGTTATGGAACTTACGCATTACAACAACTGAACAATTATCATCACTGATAATTTTATAAATACCATGGATACCTCCATAACTCGATTTTGTGCCTGCACGTCCACTAGAATAAATCTTATGCGTGGTTACTGTATCATTGAAAGTCTCATAAAACTTAGGGATAATCAAATTAGAAATTTTTACTTGCCTTTTTTTTGACCTAGATGTCATTGATAATTTCTACTCCATCATCGTTTTCATCAAATGAGTTTTTTAATTTTCTATTTATTTCTAATTGCTCCTGCATGATCTTTAAACGTTCTTTTTCTAATTTGAGTTTTTGTCGCTCTAACTCTGTTGTTGCAGTAGCGCCGGTAATTTCTTTAATAAAGTGCATTGCCTTAACATCACCGCTAACTGCTTTCTGAAAAGCAACAGTAAGCATCAACATTTGATTATCAGCGTCTTCTATATCTACCCCTAGCTGGTTTAATTTCGACATGTTTTCTGGTAAAACTGGCAAAGATAAAAGCAGGTCCATTGCCTGCTTCATTTTTTTCTTTCTTCTACGTGTTTTTACGCTTGCTTTTCCTCCTCTTGAACCAGCTTCTCTAGCTGTTTCTTTTGTAAAAGGGACTAGGTTTTTTTTGCTTGTTTCATTCATATTTCATAATAAATTAGCAAGCGGTGATACAATATAATAACCATATTATCTTAAGCCTCGTTTACATATTTTAATAGTTTTTTACATAGAGGAATTCCTATCAAAAACAGTACCATACCGCTTATACCAACACTTAAAAAAGAATATAAAAAGGGAACATTTAAAACATATAATAGCTCTAGCCCTACAAAAGTTCCGCTTAATAAAGCATAAATAATACTGTTTAAATAAATATTCTTTACAACTTTAGCAAATACACAGAACTGTAGTATTTGAATGCAAGCACCTGTTATAATATCGATTATTCCTAATGAACTTGACAAGTTAGCAACTATCACGCCAAGAACAAGACCTTTGGCCAATCTTTTATCTAATATGCCAAAAGGAAGCAGCAAGGTAGCTACTCTAAATTGAAGCGGTCCAAAGCTGACTGCGTTTAATGTATAACATAAAGTTACATATGCTGCACATATAATACTATTTAAAGCTATTCCCCTTATTTTTTTATTTTTCATAAAGTCCTCCTTTTATTTTTTGGAAAGTACACCATATTTCCATATTGTGATCATCTATTATTTTTAAATCTTTAATTCTTTTGCCACTTCTTTTTAGTTTTTTTGAATATATACATCCATTTTTTAAATAATACGAAGTACCAAATCTACTCCCACTACAAACCGAACTACTATCAACAGTATCGAATTTAACAGTTGGATTATTTAGATTTTTTAACCTTGTATATCCCAAACCGTGAATTTTAGCTCCACTACTATGTGCTATGCTAATCATTTGGTTTAAAATCTTCTCATTTTTAACCCATTTACATTCTTGAGTTAATCCACTAGCACCAATTGCAACATAGTTATAGTCTTTACACATCTCTCTCCACCTTTTTAAACCTAAACATTTATGAAAAACTGGTATGCTTTTTTTATTTGTTCTTGCTTCTAAATAAGCTGTCATTTTATATGTTTCTTCAATCCCGATAATTGTATAAAGATCCAGCTCAAAGAAATATTTGATATCATATTTATTAATAAAATCAATATAACTGTCTAAATATGATTTTATATCTTCGTTTTTATTGGAATTCATAAAAGTAAATGCTCCACTGTCCAACAAAAACATTTTGCAATCTTCACTTAGATAGTATTTCATTAATTCTTCTTTTCTGGAAAAATTTCTTAAATACCAATAGGACTGTAAAACAAAAGCCGGTTTAGAATTATTGATAACTTCAGGACTTGAAAATAAGTAACCAGAACCTGCTAAGAAAATTTTCATGCTATATCGATATTTTTATATCCAAGCGACATTAATTTGTCCTTGCACTCATTTGCTTCATCTTCTGTGGTAAATGTTAATTTTACAATGAATTTTTTTGTTTTAGTATCCTGGGTTAAATATTCCATTTGTCTTTCAAGCTCATCATCTAATATATCCACATTAAGGAAACCAAAATCACTCATATCAATACATGAGATATTAACAAGTTCTATATCCAGTAACTCAAAATCCCATGTAGCGAATTCACTAACTTTATTATCAGCCAGCCTAAACGCTTTTATCTGTTCCTCGGTTAAATCATCAGCCACAATGCAGGGAACTTCGGCAAGTTTTAATTTTATAGCTGCTTTTAGACGTGTATGGCCAGCAACAATCACATTATTTTTGTCTATAATGATCGGAACTTTAAATCCAAACTGTTTTATCGATTTCGCAACTGGACCAACTGCATCATCATTGTTTCTAGGGTTGTTTTTATACGCTTTAATTTCGCTTGTTTTGAACATTTTAATACTAATACTAATAAATATCCCTCCTCGGTTGAATCACGCTTAAAACGAAAATAAAAAAGCACCTCAAAGGTGCTGAATTATTTAATTGGCGTCGATAGTAAGATTCGAACTTACGCATGGATTACTCCATCTAACTGTTTAGCAAACAGTCCTCTTAAGCCACTTGAGTATATCGACATTGGGAAAGGTGGTTTATGGGATTGTTTCATTTAAACCACGATATCATATTAACATGGTTTATTAGGTTCAAACTAGGTTCAATTAGGGTTCAATTTACGTCCATTTTAAGTTCAAAGTAGGTTCATTTTAGGTTCAAAGTGGGTTTAAATAGGGATCGTTTTAGGTTTGAAATAAAAAAAACCACAATTTATGCGGTTTTTGCTAGTCTATTAATCACAAATTTTTCAAACTCTTTTTCCGTATAAGTGTACACCTTTTTAAAGTACACTTTTTCATATCTACCTAATTGAAATAGAGGAATATCTTTTTTTATACCAGGCCAATGTGATTTTAATGCCTGACGTTCTTTTGAAAATTGATATTCATCTGCTTGTAGCTTTTTATTTTTATTTTTAGGCTTATTTTTTTCCTCATTATAGACTAAGATAAAATTTACTTTATTTTGACAATATATAGTTTTTTCACTTATGTTGTCCATAAAAGAAAATATACTATGTCCTACTTTCTCACTTATATTTTTCTTTTGCTTTGAATTTATCTCCCCGTTTTTAAATTCGATAAAAAACCACTCATCATCTATATTTACAAGAGCATCAATTGAACATGCAACCAATTTATTATAATATTCAAAAAAACCCTTTTGAAACAAATCATAATTAATTACCGGATTTTCTAAATCAATCATATATTCATCATTATCACTGTCTTTTGAAGTTTCTTTTAAAGTATCTATATAATTATCAAAATCTAAAATCATTGTCCAACAAGATCCTCTAAATCCAATAAAGGTTGTGCTAATTTTATATATATCTTACCAATATTTGTAGTAACATCCTCAAATTCTGCCCTCTTACTATCATTTAGAGTAGCAAAATAATATTTACACCTATTTGCAATTTTATATATAGATGAATAAACTTCTAATGCGTTAATAAAATATGCACTATGTGTATTGATTAATATATGAAGATTAAGTTCTTTTTGCATCAATATAAGAATTTCTGCAAAAGACAGCTGCCATTTAGGATGTAAATGAATTTCCGGTTCATCTAATATGATAATACCATTTTCAACAATATTCCCACTTTTAATAAGTTTTAGTATAGTTACTAAGCTCTTTGAGCCCATCGAAAGATTTATCAAATCGATAGGTTCGTCAATTCCATCTTCTATAAAACGAAATTCATTTTCAATTAAATCGATTTCTCCATCTAACAATTCAATTAATTTTTGAATAATTTTATTATAACTATCCTTAATAATTATCTCATCAAAAACAGATTTATTTCTATCAATTCCTAGTGGATCAGTAATCATATTCTCCATTCTAGCATTATGATTTGCTACTAATCTAAATTTTCTTTTACGTCTCCTCATTGCCAAAGAAACTTCTTGTGGTGTCATTGTTAGAGAATCAATTAAATGCGGGTCATCCAAATATATAATCGAATGAGTTATAGGCGTAAATTTTGTATTGATAAACGAATCAATTTCAAAATCATACAATAAATCAATATCCTCATCTTTAATATTCAGGCTAATACGAGGAGTATTATATACATTATAAAGCGGTAAATATTGATGATTGAATTCTGTACTTAAACAACGCGACATCAATGTCCCATTAACTTGGCCAACCGTCATTTTATTAATAGTAAGTACATACTTAGAAAAAGAATTTATATCAGACATCGTATATGGGGTACCATTGAGAAACCCATTAACAAGCTCTTCGATTTCTTCTTCAGTTCTTAATTCTCCAGAATCTAAACCCTTAATAATTCCATCAACTATCTCCTGCTTAAAATCTACTGGTACAAAAAAAATTTCTAAGCCGTCTTCATCTTTTTCGTTATTTTTTAATTGGCGCGATAAACGTATATCTATAGACTGTCTTTTTTCATTAGAAATTTTTGCCTCTATGTCTTTGAATGTCTCAAATAAACAATATAAAACTTTACTAACTGTACTTTTACCAGTACTATTTTCACCAGCAATCACAGTAATACCGTTTATTTCTATATCCGCTTTTTCAATTTTAGCGATGTTTTCTATGTGTAATTTCATATCAACTCTCCTTTCGCTATAATACAAATATAACATGAAATTGTTTTTTTCATATTACACATAATAAAATAAAAAAAAGTTACATAATTTTTATATACTAACCATTTTCATATATCCCCCATACTGTCTCATATTGTACCACAACAATCAAATAATATACAATCAAAATATTCAGATTGTCCTACCACTGTAAAAATCAAAAAAATACGATTATATGGCAAAAAAACAAATCAAATATTAAAATATTAAGTTTTAGAATTAATAATAAGAAATTGCTCTCCGGTATCAAAGAGCAATCTCTTATTATTACATTTTTCTTTTCAAATCAGTAACCTTGTTTGATTTATTAACCGATTTTACATACTCATTAAATTCGTTATTGAGTTTTTCAAGCGATGGGATATTGTCTAAATCTATGTATTTCGATAGTTTTAAACAAGCTTCAGGAAACTTACGTTTGTAAGAAGATTCAGTTATGCAGTAATCGGAATCTAAAGTATCAATCATGGACGTATAGCCTCTTGAATTTACGTACACATTTATAATGTTTCTATGACCGGCTCCTAACAGATAAAGAACCGGAGTGAATCTATCCAGTTCCTCGTTAAACAGCTCCAGGCGCTTATTTATCAATTCTCTGCGCATCATCATGCTGGTTATTTGTTCATCTTTTGGCTTTGAGTACCCTCCTGGCATTTCCTTGCTGAATTTAACCGACTGCGGAGTCGGAATGTCCTCGCACTCAATTTCCAGTGAAAATTTTTCTTGATTAAGTGTTCTTATTGCTTTTAGATAGGTTTTCACTTTTTCTATAGTTTCTTTTTCTTCAATGCTGTACTTAGCCATTCCTTATCCTCCCCAAATCGTTTTTTATTAACGTATTCATCAAAATTCATATGATTTTTTTATCAGTTTTCTATTTCTAAATTAGCACATTGCACTGGAAAGAAACGGTTTTCTTCAAATTTCCCAATCCACCCAAAAGTACAAACTCTTATCTTTTTATTTTTACTTATTTCTTTTATAAGATATACAGATTTATAAATACTATCATAAACCCACATACCAACTTTCAAATCTTCAAATTTGTATGGTTTAGGATTATAGACATCGCTCAATTCACAATCTAATGAATAAATTGTTCTTTCTAGTTCATCATTTGAATCACTTAATTCTTTTGCTTTATCAATGCAGTTTTTTAATTGCTCATCAGCAACGCCCCAATTATGATATAACATCTTAATGTAGTCTATTAATTCAACTTTCGTTAGATTTTTTAAAGTACTATCACTATGCAACTTAAAATGTTTATATTCTTCTGTATTTTCTTTTTGTACAAAATGTTCTTCGATTAATTGGTTTAAGATTTTCCAATCCTTTTTAATGATTCCTGTATCTACTGCATTTTCTAATGCTATTTCACAATCTTCCTTACTCAACATTTTCTTTCACCTCTTCATTGATAAATGAGTAGTCAATATCATGTGTTTCTTCAAATTCAAATATTTTGTTATCATCAACAAATAATATTTTAAAACCTTTATCAGATAATTCTTCAATCAGTGTTTGGTAATCGTTGTATGAATTTTCATAGTTATC